CCTGGCAAACGCCGGATCAAGCGTCCGTCTCGATTGTCCAATACTACGCCCGACAGCCGTTCGACTTTGACGGCCTCGCCTGCGCCGTCGCGCCGACGATTGATGGATTGGTCGATTGTGGTATTCTAGCGGACGACGACCCCGCCCACATCGTCCGATATGAACTGAGCCACCAGAAGGTCGGAACGATGGCGGAGAACCGTGTCACGATCACTGTGCGGCCCGTAGGAGGAGGCGAGAGATGAAAAACCCCACGCTAGCGATGATCGAACCAGCAGTAGATTTCCCGTTATGCCCGATTGTTGTTTCCAAGCAACGCGAGAACAACTGGGAACTTTGTGAAGATGTCGGCGAATATCTGGTTCAAGGGACGCTCATGTGCAGGGAACACGCCATGCACTCAGACGTGCAAAAATCTTTTCTGAGTGTATGCGGAATTGAGGGCCAAGGTCACCATGTAATCCGTCAAGGCCAACGGCGGTGTCTATGTCAGGACAGGATAAAGGGATAATTTAACGCCCGTGGGCGAATAGGAGGTGGGATGATATGAGCGAGGCATTGCATTGTGACTGTGGCGTTGAGAGGGATGGTAGCCATGAGTCTGATTGTCTCGTCGGGGCTATCCACGGGGTGGCCCGTGCATTGAGACTCCTGGGCAATCATGACGCGGCAACGTCGATGGGCGCAATCGAAGCCCTCGGCCTGACGATTACCAATGCGGCGGTCACTGTCGCGTCCGGCCTGGGAGAAATAGCGGACGCCGCCAGTGGGGAGGGCTAATGCCGAAGCGTAAACAGCCAGGGCATTACCCAACGGCCCAAGTCAGGGCCAACGCCGAAGTGCGGCGTTATGAGACGCTCGAACTCTACAAGGGCGGCATGACTGAGGTGCAGATCGCCGAGCGGCTGGGCGTCTCGAAGGCGTTGGTTCATAAGGACATCAAACGCGTTCTGAGCGACCTTGCCTCCAGGCACGCGGGGACGGCTGACGCGATACGCGCTCTCCAGATGGAGCGATATAGCGACCTCCTTAGCCGCTGGTGGTCGCAGGCTTTGGAAGGCGACGAGAAATCGACGCGGATGGTGCTGTCGATCATGCACCGGATCAGCGAGATCAACGGCGTGATTCCGAAAGACCCGCTCATCACAATTGACCAGCGATCCATACACCTGACGCAGGGCGAGGTGACGTTCAGCATCGAGGCCGCAAGTGACAACTCAAACGGTGATAGCCCCGAACATCTCCTATCGCAGACCTTCCCTGTATCCGAAACAGGAAGCGGCGATATTCAGCGGTGAACGATACAGCATAATCGAAGGAAGCACGAAATGCGGGAAAACGGTGGCCTGCATTGCGTGGATTCTAGAACAGGCAATGCACGGGCGTCCTGGCCAGGCGTATTGGTGGCTCAGTCCCGTCTACCCACAAGCCAAAATCGCATATCGCCGACTCAAGCGCGGCATCCCTCAAAGCCTATACACCTCCAACGAAAGCGAGATGACCGTCACCCTATTGAATGGCGCTGTGATCAGCTTCCGGTCTGCCGAGAAACCCGACAACCTATACGGTGAGGATGTCTATGCCGCTGTGCTGGACGAGGCGACCCGTATGCGAGAGGAGGCTTGGCACGCGATACGATCCACCCTGACGGCGACTCGCGGCCCTGTGCGGATCATTGGCAACGTCAAGGGCAGGCGCAATTGGGCTTACCAGCTTGCCCGTAGAGCCGAGGGAGGGGAAGTCGGGTGGCATTATGCCAAGCTGACGGCGGCAGACGCTGTGGAGGCTGGCATTGTGGCTCAGGAGGAGGTAGCCCAGGCCCAGCGACAATTGCCCGACGCCGTGTTCCGCGAACTGTACTTCGCGGAGCCAAGTGATGACGGAGGGAATCCGTTCGGTCAGGAGGCGATCCGTCGTTGCATCGGAGACATCAGCGGGAAACCGCCCGTCGTCTATGGCGTCGACCTCGCCAAGAGTATCGACTGGACTGTGGCGATTGGCCTCGATGATGACGGCGCGGTCTGTCGGCTGGATCGCTACCAGTGGCCCTGGGAGGAGACTGTTCGGCGGCTCACCCAGGAGGTCGGGGCGATCCCTGCGATTGTGGACTCCACTGGCGTGGGCGACCCCATCGTGGAACGGCTCCAGCGTTCGCTCTCGAACGTCCAGGGCTATCACTTTTCCTCAAGTAGCAAACAGAAGTTGATGGAGGGCTTGGCGGTGGCAATCCAGACAGGGGAGGTGCGCTATCCGCAAGGGCCGATAGTTTCCGAGTTGGACGCCTTCGCTTTTGAATACACCAGGACGGGCGTCAGGTACTCCGCGCCAGAGGGGACGCACGACGATTGCGTGATGGCTCTCGCTCTGGCTGTGCATGGCCGGACGAACGCGCCAGGGGTCGGGGTATGGTGATAGAGTCAGGCCAGCGACTACACCGTCGCTCTGGGCAATGTGTTAACAGTTGTCAACCAGAGGGGGCAAATTGATCCTCAAGGAACTCAGGTGCGGGACTTGCGGGAAACTCCTCGCAGAGAAGGCCGCGCCAGGGACGGTGATCGTCTGCCGCCGATGCAAGACGAGGAACGAGGTTTAGCATGGCGATGGACGAGGATTTTTTCGGGATTCTGGCCTTCTTTGGCGAACATGGCGCGTACTGTGTCAAGACAGACACAACGCCGATGAGTGTCGACCTTGCATTGCCGAAGATGTTTCACAACGAGCATACTGCGTTGTTCATGTTGCGTCGTTATTCGGAGGAGTTGGAGATTTTATTCAACCGCAGAGACGAAGGCTTGCCAACAATCGAAGTTTGACGGCAACTAATTGCCGATGGTATCTTGGTATCTGGTGGCCTATTCCGGTGAGTGTCCGAACCGGAGGAGGCCGCTTTGGGTTTTTGGGACACTTGGTTCACTAAACAGAACGAACTGTCGACGACGGTTCCGCTCAATATGGGCGCGGGGATCGCGTCATATCCTGACGCTAATTACGCGAACTTCGCCTCCGAGGGCTACGCCAAAAACGAGATCGTCCACGCCTGCATCCGCGAACTGTCGATCTCTGCCGCCACTCCCAAATACCACATCACAGCCCCATCCCGTGACGGCGGTATTGTCGAGGTTGGGAGCGGCTTGCTCTACGACCTCATCACTACGCCAAACCCGCACACCGACTGGTATTCGTTTATCGAGCGATTGGTTACGTTTCTCATGGTTGCTGGCAACGCCTACGCCGTGAAGGAACGGGGCAGAAACGATCAGGTCAACGCCCTGTATCTACTGCGCCCTGATCGCGTGGCAATTGTTCCAGGCGACTACGGGGCGAGGGGATATATCTACACCGTGGGCGGCGTGGAGTATTCCATCGACGTTCGGGATATGTGCCACCTCGCCCTCCCGAATCCTGGCGGGGATATTTACGGGCTGTCGCCTCTCCAGGTCTTGAGTCGCACAGTCAACCTTGATCTGAACATGACCGACTTCGCCAAAGTTTATTTCCAAAACGCCGGAGTTCCCAGCGGCTTGCTCAAGGTCAAGCGACGCCTAACCTCCCAGGAGGAGGCGTCCACCATTCGGGCGCGATGGCGTTCACAGTTCGGCGGGGCCAATAACTTCCACCGGATCGCCGTGCTGGACGACGACGCCGAGTATCAGCCGATGTCAAACTCTCCGAAAGATATGGCTCTTGAAGGACTCCACAACCTCACCGAATCCCGCATCTGTGCGGTGTTCGGCGTCCCTCCGATCCTGGTAGGAGCGAACGTCGGCCTGCAACGCTCGACGTATAGCAACTACCGCGAGGCGCGTCTGGCGTTCCACTCCGAGACACTGGAGCCGCTCGTTGCGCGAATACTGCGTTATTTCAATCGAAACCTATTCGCCGAGTACGGCGGCAACGAGACGCTGGCGGTGGATTGGTCGGCGATGAGGGCTGTTCTGGACGATGCGGCGGCGGCTTCTGCGCGAATAACTGCGTTATTTGCTGGTGGCCTTGTCACTTTGAACGAGGCGCGGGAGGAGTTGGGTTTCGAGGCCGTGGCTGACGGCGGCGTCCGGCGAATCCCGTCTTCCATATTCGAGGTCGCCGAGGGCCAATCTGCCACAGTTGCGGTTGAGGCCGCGCCCGTCGAAGTCGCGCCCGTTGAGGCCGCGATTTCCGCTCCGGTGGAGTTCAAAGCCCCGTCCGTCGCTCCCCGTGGCCGAATCCTCCAACGCCGGATACTTGAGGAGCGCGAGGAGGAGACGGACGCTCTGGCGGCGAAGCTACGTCGACACTTCCGAGGCATCCGCAATCGCGTTGACGGCATCCTGGGCCGTCATATGGAACGCCAGACCGATGAGATGAAGACGTTTCCGTTCGACGTTGAGGATATGTTGCCTCCTCTGGAAACCGGAAACCTGAGCGACATCCTGAGAGCGGCACAGGCCAAAGCCAGCAAGCGCACATTCCAGACCATCTCAAGCGTTGGCGTTGCGGGAGAGTTGGACTGGAGCGAAAAACTTCCAGTTATCCAGCGCATATTGAACACGGCTCCGGCCAGGGCGCAGATGATCCACCGCACAACCTCCAAAGCCATCCAGCGCGGAGTGAAGGTCGCCCTGGAGCGCGGCTACTCCGTCGAGCAACTGGCGCGTGGCGTTCCCGATGACAATTTCCCTGGCCTCCGATCCACTTTGACGGAGACGGACAATCGGGCGCGAATGATCGCCCGAACCGAAACGATGCGGACGCAGAACCAATCCTCCATCGGCTATTACCAGACGCAGGGCATGATGTACGTCCAGGCCGACGATGTGGACGGAGACGCGGACGATACTTACATCGACCCAGGCGACCCGTTTGGCCGCACATGCGCCGAACGGCACGGTCAGATTTACCAACTGGAGGACGCGGTTAATATCGACGATCACCCGAATGGAACCCTTAATTGGACGCCAATGCCGCGAGGGTATAAGCCCGAATCTGAGACGGGTGGAGTATCCATCGATGTCCCAAGAACGCCAGATCGTTCCGACCCTCAAGTTAGTGGGTTCGATCCTTCTCAATGGGCTGGCCCAACCGTCAAGACAGGTAAAGGTGTCAATCCCGCCGCCGCTGAAGGTGCAAATGCGTACATACGACAAACGGTAATGAGTATGAAGGGCAACACAGGGGAATATATTGCGAAGCTCTATGAATCGAATGCGACCTCTGTTCCGCAAATATTAAGTAAAAAGTCTAGAAGTTTCGTAGGTCGCGATCCTGTGACAGGTCAACGCATGCAAGCTGGCGGCGTTTATCACACAGGAAAAGATACCGTGAAGATCGCGGCAGGCAATATTGAACACTCCATTACACACGAAATGGGGCATCAGATAACATCGCAAAAGCATCTGGCGAATATGCTGGGAAGCAAAGAACGAGCCATTAAATTCAATAAGGAAATAGACGAGGCTTTCAAAACCGCAAAAGTTCGACAAAAACGATGGTTGTCAGACCCAGACGCGGCGGGTGGGTATCCCGCTGTTTCCGATTACGGCATGAAAACTGTCGACGAATATATTGCAGAGGGCTTCAAGTATGCAGTCCAGAACCCCGAAAGGCTGGCAAGGGTCGATCCTGAATTATCCAAAATAATGCACAGATATTTTGTCGGTAGCAAACCTGTGTCAGTTGACGATGTTTCGGGGTTCGACCCAGTGGCATATGCCCAACGATTGCGAGAAGCCCGTCAAGCCCATGCCCAACGATTGCGAGAAGCTAGGGGACAGCAATGAAATTTTACGTTCTGCGAATGAATAAGGGCGGAAGACCATCGAAGCGGATCGGCACGTTACAGTGGACATCTGACGAATGGGATTATAAAACCGAAGATAGTGAACTTTCGATTTTGCTAGATGAAGTCAAAACAACGGGAACAGTTTTTGTCGAAAGTTCGTTTGAGGAGGACGGTCAAATTTTTGAGTTCGTCGAGGAGAAAACCGATGCAACGGCATCCAATTTTCTGAGTGGGCTAGAAACATTACTGGAACGGGAATCAGAAAATCAGGCGATATGGATTGATACGAGCAACAATCTGGAGGCTACATGATTACCAAGACCCTAATCTCGGACGCAAAAGCAGTCGATGATGCCGAGGGCATCGTCGAAGCCTACACGAACACGATGGGCGTGGTTGACGCTGACGGCGACGTTGTCGATCCGACAGCGTTTGACCAGTCGATTCGTCAGAACCTCCCCATCCCTGTCCTGTCCGGCCATGACCAGGGGAAGCTAGTCGGCAAAGTGATATTCGCCCAGCCTCAATACATCACGGGCGACGAATATAGGTTATACACCCGCATGCAGTTCAACCTGAACACAGAGGCGGGGCGGGACGCCTACTCTAACGTCGCTGGCGATTACATAAGGGAATGGTCGGTTGGGTTCAACATACCGCAAGAAGGCGATATATCCCGTTCGCCCAGCGATACATCAACCATCATTCGGCATATCGACAACCTGGACTGGGTTGAAGTGTCCACGGTTATTCGTGGCTCCTCCCCGTCCACTGTCACCGTGGCGGCTAAGTCCGCCGACACCCATGAGCCAACAACCAGCGAGGCAGAGTCTACGGACGCACTCGACCCCGCCGCCTCGGACACGGCTGACGCCGCCTCCGACACGGCTCGGCGTCGATTGCTACTGGCGCAGACTCAACTCGCCATTAAACACCACAAATCCGTAACTAACTAAGGAGTCTTAATTGACCACCACATACGAAACCCGACAGGAAGCCAACGCGCTTCTCGTCCAGGCCGAGAAGGCTCTGGACGAGGGCAATATCGAATCTTTCGAGGCGATGATCGGCGACGCCCAGGCGAAAATGGCTCACGCCGACAGCATCGACCAAGCCGCCAGCCAGCTTAAAACGCTCAAAGGCGAGTTCAATCGGCCCGTCAACACAGTGCCAATAGCGGACAAAGACGCGGCCCTCTACGACCCCACGGACACCACCGCTGTCAACAAGGCCAGTTACCGACCCGCCACCTGGGTGCGTGGTCTTCCCGCGATGGCACAACCGCTCTGGGTGCAAGACCAGATGGGCAAGACCGAAAAAGAGGAAGCCCAGTTCCAGACCGACACGTTCATGAAGTGGATGCGAAGCCCATCCGACGACGTTTTCTGGAAGACCGCCAGCGCAGACGAGACGAAGGCGATGCAAGAAGACACCGACGCCGAAGGCGGGTTCTTCGTGCCTGAGCAGTTCATAAATCAGGTGGTTCATGACCCAGGGGTTCCAGGCTCCCAGCTTCGCCCTCTCTGCACGGTCATCCGCGTGTCGAGCAAGGATGGCTACGTCCCAACAATGGGCAGTGCGACCTGGGCGGCAATCGCGGAGGAGGCCGCGTACAGCGACCAGACCCCGACAGTGGGCCAGGTGGCGTTCAGTCTTGAGAAGTCTGGCGGTCTGGTGAAAGTCACCCGCGAACTACTGGACGACTCAGCCATTAACCTTCCCGCGTTGCTCACCCAGATATTCCAAGAGTCCGCAGGGCGGTTCGAGGATGTGGGCATTATCTCGGGAAATAACACCACACAGTACGCCGGAATCATGTCTGACACCGACGTGGCGTTCTACACGATGGCCGGAAGCACGAGCGTGGTAGTTGCTGACCTTATCGGCACGTTCTACGCGCTGGAAGCCCAGCATCGGGCGAACAGCACCTGGGTCATGAAGTCAGCAATTAACTCGCTTATAAACCAGATTCAGGTCACCGGAAACGGCGTCACAGGGATCGCTGACATTACCACCTCCCCATCGGCCTTCATTTTGGGCAGGCCAGTGGTGGACACCGATGTCGTCAGCGGTCTCGGCG